TAAAAAATTTATTGAAATAAAAAAAGAAGATTGTCTATTTAAATTTAGACATAGCATTTTTAAAGATAGAAAAGATTTAATTATTGTTGGAGCTTATTTTGAAATTAAAAATGATAAAACTAAAAATTTATTAAAATATTATAATGATGCTAAAAAATATAGAATAAAAAATTATCCAATAATTTTTAGTTCTGCTGGATGTTTATTTAAAAAAGATTGGGGTGGAAAAGATATAATAGAAAAAATTGGAATGACTGGTAAATTTTGTGGTAATGCACTTGTGTCACCACTATTTCCAGCTTTTATTATTAATTTAGGAGGTGCAACTTATACTGATATCATTTCTCTTATAAAAGAAATTCAAGAGAAAGCAAAAAATATTGGTGAAGATATGCCTCTGGAGGTAGAAATATGGGAAAAGTAGATAAAATAAAAGTTAAAAAATATGGTATTGAATGGTCTAAAATAGCCGATAGTTTTGGTTTAAATTGGGCTGTTGAAGATGAAGTTAGTGATTTTTTATATGGTTTTACTAGAATGATTAAACCTATGAATGTTTTAGAAATTGGTACTTTTATTGGAGTTAGTGCCATGGGTATTGGTTTTGGAATGAAAGATAATGGATTTGGTAAATTATTAACTGTTGATGTAAAAGATTATGGACAAGAAATAAACATCAAGAATAATAAATTAGAAAAACAAATTGAATGTGCTTATGGAGATATTTTAGATGTAGCAAAAGAAAAATTACAAAATAAAGAAGGATTTTATGATTTTGCTTTTATAGATGATGGACATGAATATGAACCATGTACAAGAGATTTAGAAATATGTCATTCTAGAATTAGACAATTTGGATATATTTTAGGACATGATATTTTAAGTATTCCAACTGTTGAAGAAGCCGTTAATGCTTTTATGTTAAGACATCCTAATGAATACGAAAGAACCTTAATATCTAGTGCTAATGGTATATTCATGCTTAGAAAAAAATAAATGAATAATAATAGTTATATGGATATTAGTTGTATTGTTTGTATTAAAAATAGAGATAAAATACCAACTGAGAAATTTTTTTATAGTTTAAAAAATCAAATTATTGGTTGTCAGATAGTTATTGTTGATTATGGTGGAGATAAAATAAATAGAAAATGGCAATCAGAATTATTTAAAGGTAGAAATATTACTTATATTGAAGTTGATAATAATGTTGAAATTTTTAATAAATGTCGAGCTTTAAATATTGGAATAAAACAATCTTTTACCCCATATATTGTTTCTGTAGATATAGACTGTATTTATTCTCCAAATTTTACTCTTAATGTTTTAAATACTCTAAAAAATAAAAATTGTGTTGTATTGTCACAAAAAATAGATTTAGATAAAAATAATAATGAAATAAACTTACATGAATTATCAGCTAGTGGTAGTTGTATTGGATTAAAAAAAGAATGGCTTGAAAAAGTACATGGATATGATGAATTTTATACTTATTGGGGTAGAGAAGATAATGATTTAGTTGATAGAGCTAAACAAGATGGTTTAAATGAATTTTGGATAACTGATAAAGTAAAAATATGGCATCAATGGCATAATCCTTCTAGTCAACAAACTATTGATAGTAATAGTGAATATTATGATAAACCAAATAAACCATTAATAAGAAATTCTGATGGATGGGGAAAATTATGAAAAAATGTAATTATTGTAAACATAAAATGGTAAAAGTTTTATATTTTTTCTTTCCAATGTATTTTTGTGAAGTATGTAATAATATTTATGGTTTTTGGTCTTTTTTACCAATATATTTAAGTAAAATTGAATCTGATACTTTCTTTTTCTATAAATATAAAGGTAGCTATTTAGATGGTATATTAGATTTTATTATTAATACATTTGATAAAAATAAATATTAATCTTATAATTAATTATTAATTAACAATATTAAAATGAAATATATAGTAAAAGAATTTAAATGTAATAAATGCCAAACAATTTTTGAAGAAAAATTACCTGAAAGTTACATAAAAAATATAGCAACAAAATGTCCTAATTGTGATAGTAAAGAAGTGGTACAATTAGATATTGTTGAAAATAATTAAATAATATAGTATTATTATTTGACAAATAAAGTATATTATATATACTTTTATTATAGTTTAAGTAAAAGAGTCTAGTTAGAGTTATCTCCGATAGGAGAAGTCTAAAGGGCTCTTTTTTTAATTTATGTATATAATTTATAATTGTGGTTATCACCAATCATTACATCTTATTGGTAATGAAACAAAAAAAATGTATACCTTTAAAAAAAGGTTCATTACTAAAGTAGATATTAAGGATGCAGAATCATTTTTAAAAATGACTTCTAAAGATATACCTTGGTGTCCTACTAATAGTAAAGAAATACCACCTTTTATGAAAATAGAAGATTGGTGTTCTGGTAAAGAAGGTCGTTATGACTATAAACCATTTACCATTTATGATGTTGAAACTTATAAAAAGTTATTTTTATTAAATTTATAAAATTATGGCTGAACAACAAAAATTCAAAATAGTATTACCAATATTAAAAACGAGAATTGAAATCCAAAAAAGTGAAGATGGTACCGAAAGAGAAGTTCGTTTCGTCCAAGGTAAGGCTTCTTCAACTGATAAAGATTTACATGGTGATAAAATGGCTCCTGAAGCTATTAAAACAATGGCTGAGTCTCTTAAATTCCATGAAGTTCCATTAAATGCTGACCATGATACTACTTGGAGTGCTGAAATTGGACCTATCGTTAAATTAGAAGTGACTGAAGATAATGATTTAGTTCTTGAAGCACAATTAAGTGAAATGAGTAAAGCTAATGACTTATGGTATGCCTTAACTAAATCTAATAAGAAATTAGGATTATCAATTGGTGGTTATGTAAAAGAATACGAAATGGTTAAAGAAGAATCTGAAGAAGAAGGTGGTACTCCTCACTGGTATAGGTTATATAAAGATATTGATTTAGATCATGTTGCTGTAACTTCTACTCCAGCTAACCCTAAAACTTGGGTATCTGCTATTAGTAAATCACTTGATAAATCGCAAGACGAAATTTTAATGAAAAAGTTCGAAGAAAAACAAGAATATGAAATAGCTGAAAAACAACGCAAAGATACTCGTGTAAAAGATCTTGCTGTAAAACTTGCACGAAAAGTGCAAGATATTGAATCGTCTCTACTTTTAGATTTAACTGAGTCAGTACTGCTCACATTTGACTCTCGTACAATTGAAAAGATAGAAGATTTTTATAATAATATTTTAGAAAAAAGGATAACAGATATGAAAGATATTAACTCACTGGAAGCTGAAAAATCCGAAATCAAAAAGGATGAAACTGAAGTCAAGCCCGTTGACGAAGTAGTTGAAACACCAGCGGCCCCAGAGAATGAGCCAGAAAAAACAGAGGTAACTGAAACTCCAGAAACAGAAGTTGAAACTGAAAAAGAGACAACTGAAGAAACTGAAGAAAAGAAAGATGAGGTAGTAGAAGAAAAACCTACTGAAACTGAATCTGAAAAAACCGAAGAAAAATCTGACAAATCGGGTGATGAAGAGAAGTCTGAAGAGAAAAAAGATGAGCAAAAAGAAGAAGAAGTTGAAGAAGTTAAAACTGAAGAAGAAAAACCAGATGGTGGTGAACCTAAAGGTAATGAATCTGAAGATGCTACTAAATCAATTGATGATGCTCAAACTCAACTTTTAAAATCGGTTGATGATATGGCTGAAGTTTTGAAAAAAACATTAGCTGTTAATGAAGCTCTTAATAAAGAGTTATCTGAACTTAAACAACAACCAGCTACTCGAAAGACTGTCGAAGTTACAAAAGGACTTGGTACTGAAGAAGTTGAAGAAACTGGAGTAACCAAAGAATCTTTAACTAAAGAAATGAATGCTGAAATTGAAACTTTGCGTAAAAACGCATCAAATGGAGATCCAGCATTATTCTCTAACATACAAAAGGTAAGAGCCACTTACAATAAAAAGATTATAGCTTTAAGTTTTAGTTAATTATAAATTTTAAAAACCCAACAATATGAACGAATATAAACAAACATTAATGGAAGCTGCAAAGCTTCTTGAAAAAGCTGCTAGTGTTGGGCAGGGAATTGATGAAGCCGCATCTATGTTAATGAAAGATGCCATTTATACTACAACCTCTGGTGCTTTTGCACAAAGAGAACATCTTGATACTCAGATTGGAGATATTACTAAACGTAATACCCCTTTCTTAGATAGAGTTGCTAAAGTTGCTGCTAATGGTAAAACTCATGAATGGGATATGGTTACTGCATTAGGTACTAATGATACTGCTGTCGCAGAATGTGGCACTCCATTAGAAAATGATGCTACTATCACTCGTTACTCTGCTCAAATTAAAACTTATGCTACCAGTGTAAAGGTCTGTGACCTTGCTCAATGGGCTGCTAGTGATTATTTTGATTTAATGAATCTTCACCTTGAAAAAGGTATGAGAAAGATTCTCCATGATGTAGAAAAGAAAATCTACTATGGAAATCATGATGGCACTACTCCTAATGATTTTACTGGTTTGTATAAATTAATTGCTGACAATGGTGGTGCTGATAATACTGTTAACGCTTCAGGTAATCCAATTTCTCAAACTTTAGTTGATAATGGTATCCAAGTAATCGTAGATAAAGGTGGACAACCTACTCATGTTTTCATGGGTGCAAAAGATCTTCGAGATTTTGGTGCTTTATGGGCTAATAAAGTTGTTTATAATGATCCAAGTGCAGGTATGACTTTTGGTTACAATGTAGCTCGCTACATGTCATTTGCTGGTCCAATTGAGATAGTCTTAGACCCATTCTTAATTGCCGCAAATTCTCCAAATAGTCCTAATACTGATTGTTTCATTGTTACAATGGATGAAATTGCTCTTGCTCAAACTGAACCAATGTATCGTCTACCTTCTTATAGAGGTCTAGACCTTGCTGAAACTCAGACAATTGTGTGGAACATAGTGCTAGAAGTACGCGTGCCACAATGGCAATGTGTGATAAAAAACCTAGGTTAGTGTGTATCAAGAATATTGACTAAGTGTAATAACTAAGGTATAATCCTCCTATATTAATTTATAGGAGGATTTTTGTATGACCACACAATCAGAAGTTATGAAGTTAAGATGGCAAGACCCTGTATTTAGAGAAGCCATGAGAAAAAAATCAAAAGATAATTGGGATAAGGGAATTATTAGAGTATCTAGAAAAGGTTCTAAAATTTCAGAAGAATCTAAAAAAAAGATGTCTGAATCTAGAAAGAAATACTTTAAAAATATGGATATGGATACTTATAAGAAGTATCACATAGGTAAAAAACAATCAGAAGAAACTAAACAAAAACATTCTATTATAAGTAAAAAAATGTGGAGTGATAAAGAATGGGCTGAAGCAATGAGAAATAAATTAGCAATTTATGGTCAAACTCCAGAATCTAATAAAAAAAGATCTATAGCGTTACAAGGACGAAAAAAATCTCCAGAACATAATAAAAAAGTATCTGAATCAATTAAAAAATGGTGGAGTAACCCAGAAAATAGAAAAAGAATGACAGGGGATAACGCTTTTTACTGGAAAGGTGGAGTTACACCACTTAAAAAATTAATAAGACATTGTAGTAAATATAAAGAATGGCGTATTTCTATAATGGAAAGAGATAATTATACTTGTCAAAAATGTGATAAACATGGTGGTTGGCTTGAAGTAGACCATTATCCAAAAACATTTGCAGAAATACTTTATGAGTATAATATTAAAACATTAGAAGATGCTTTAAATTGTGAAGAATTGTGGAATAAAAACAATGGGAGAACATTATGTAAAAAATGTCATAAAAAACATCAAAAAAAATAACTTGTTTGACTTTTAATTTTCTGTTATACTGAATTAATATTTATAAATTAAAATATTTAGTTAAGGAGATAATATGGAAGAATTAGTTAAAGTAAAAAGTAAGACTATTAATAATGAATCAGTCTTGGTAATAATCAAAAATGTAAAATCTCGTGTAGATGGAGAAAATGATAAAAGAGAAATTACAAGAAGTATTACTTTTAAAGATTTTGAATGTTTAATACCATTTAAATGGGCTAAAATATTAACAAAACAAAATCCAAAAGAATTTGTAATGATTGAAAGTTTAAGAGATCAAGGTGTTAATAAAACTATTGATAAAGTAATTAAATCATCTAAAGAAAGATTTAATGGATTCACTTGTTCTATTTGTGGTGCTACAGCTAAATCTAAGTCTGGATTATCTTGTCATATGAGAATTGCTCATCCAGAAAAATGGGAAGGTAAAAAAACTAAAAAAATAGAAGTTAAAACTGAATAAATTATAAATTAAAAAAAATATGGTTGCTGGAAATTTTAAAACATACGAAATAATAATAGAGAATACTATATCTGGTGAATTAGATTTATCTAATTTAATTGGTAGTGAATATCTTGTCAAGATTAATCCTAATGGTACTGGAGTTAGACTATTAGTTACTCCATCAAGTGATACCACTGATGCATCAATTACTGATTTTCTATTACAAAATGAAGAAAGCGAATTTAATTTAGGTCGTGGCTTATCTAGATTATCATTTTATAATGGTAATGGTTCGCAAGTAAAAGTATCAATTGCTGTTTTATTTTAAGATAAATTATAACACTTGATTATTTATTAGTGTTATAAAATTACAAAATGACCGATGAAAGTAGAGTTGCCCTTATAGATAAACTGTTTGGTACATTTATTAAAAAAATTGATAATACTTATAGTATCCAAACTACAAATACTGAACTTTTATCTGAATTAGAGAAAAAAGCTAATTTAAGTGAAACTCAACCAGTTCAAGAACAAAATCCCTTAGATATAAGTCATTTATCTACATCTGATAAACAAGATTTATTATTAACTGAATTAGAAAAGAAAGCAGATTTAACAGAAACACAACCAGTAAGTACAACATCATTACCACTTCCAACTGGTGCTTCTACAAGTGCTAAACAACTACCTGATAATCATCAAGTAACAGTAAGTAATCAAATAACTCAACCAACAACTCCTACCGATACTCAACCAATTAGTGTTACGACTTTACCGTTACCAATAGGTGCAGCTACATCTGATAACCAAATTAATAGTAATCAAAAAACACAGATAACAGATGGTACTAATGTAGCTGGTATCTTAAAAGATGATGGTAGTGCTATAAGTCAAAATGCACAGTTGGTAGCTGGAACAGGTTATACA